CCGCCGCACAGTGGGCTCTGAACGTCGCACTGAACGCCAATCCGATCGGCATCATCATCACGGCTATTGCCGCGTTCGTCGCCGGCGTCATCATTGCTTACAACAAGAGCGACACCTTCAGGGAGATTGTCAACGGCATCGGTAGTGCCCTGGCGAGTGTTGCCGGATGGTTTAACGATCACGTTATTCCTGCCATCAGCACTTTTCTGGGTGCGCTGAAGAAGGCATGGGATTGGATCGATAATAACGCTGGCCCTGTTCTCACGGCGTTTAAGCTCGCTCTGACGGCGGCATTCGCTCCAATCTTCGTGGCAATCACAGGCCTTCAGAAACTGCTCGACCTGCTCGGCTCATGGTCAAAGGGATCGCGTGGCGTTCCTAATTTGCGCCAGGGAAGTGGTGGCGGTGACGTTGACAACAACCCGGCTACCCCGTTTGCAATGGGTGGCATTGTGACGCGCCCGACGTTTGCCCTGGTCGGTGAGGCCGGGCCCGAAGCCGTCATCCCGCTCAATCGCGCCGGCGGCATGGGCATGGGCAACATCACCATCAACGTGCAGGCCGGTCTGGTGTCATCGCCTGACCAGGTGGGGCAGCAAATCATTGAGGCGATTCAGTCGGCGCAGCGGCGCAGCGGCGCGGTGTTTGCGCCAGCATGAGTGCCCCGACCATTCAGGTGCTGGTTGGCTTCCAAACCACTGCTGGCTTCGGGCAGCCGTTTCAGCTCGACGACTCGGTTTACGGACTGCTTGATACTGGCACCCTCGGTGGGTACCAACTCGTCGACGTCACCAACCAGGTGCTGTCAGTCAGCATTACCAGGGGCCGCAATCGTGAGCTAGAGCAGTTTAACGCTGGCACCGCGTCAATCCGGTTTAAAGACCCTAACCGCATTCTTGACCCGCTCAACACTGCAAGCCCGTATTACCCATACGTCGGCCCACGACAGCCGGTGCAGGTATTCGCCGGCGGCGTTCAGATTTACTCTGGCTTCGTCACTGACTGGAATCTGTCGTATGACTTCGTAGTTGCAGGCGACGTGAACACGGCTTCGTGCGCCGATGCCTTCACAGTGCTTGCTCAGCAAAACATGAACCTGTGGACGCCCACCGAACAGTTGAGTGGTGCCCGCGTCGACGCCGTGCTGAACCGCCCCGAAGTGGCGTACCAGGGGCCGTACATCATCAAGACTGGTTCCAGCACTCTCGGTGCGTGGATTGTCACCGCTGGCACAAACGTCCTCAACTACCTGCAAATGGTGGCAGCGTCTGAGCAGGGATCGCTGTTCATCAATGCGAGCGGATCGCTCGTGTTTCTCGGACGCAGTTACAACTCGCCAGTCAGTAGCCTCACATTCTCCGATACCGGCTCAGGCGTTCCGTACTCGGCACTGACCAACGCCTTCGGGGACGAACTGCTTTACAACTACATCCAGGCGCAATCGCCGGCCAGCGCGTCTCCCGAAACCGCTTCAGACGCAACCAGCATTGCGCTGTACCAAGCGCAGCAATATACGAAGCTTGACCTGCTGAACAGCACCAGCACGGAAGTCAATGCGCTAGCCAACTATCTGCTCGGTCGCTACAAAAACCCGGTGCTGAGATTTACGGGCCTTGTGACTCAGCTTGCGGCGCTGACTGCCGACCAGCAGAACCTGGTGCTTTCCGCCGACATTTCCGAAATCACCAGCGTCACCAAGTCATTCAGCGCTGGCAGCCCGTCCACTGTTACGCAGAAAGTGTTTATTTCTGGCGTGAGCCATGAAATCGTGCCCGGCAGCCACAAGGTACGGTTCACTTTCGAAAGCACCGACAGCAACGGCTATTTCACTCTGGATTCCGATATTTTCGGCATCCTTGACCAAGACCTGCTGGCGTTCTAAGGAGGAACCCCAATGGCATGGACAGCACCATCAACGTGGGTAGCCGGGGCAATCCTCACGGCCGCCCAACTCAACACTCAGCTCCGTGACAACCTGCTTGCAGGGGGTCCGATCTACGCCACTGAAGCACTTCGCGATGCCGCAATTACGTCGCCGTTTGAGGGCCAGCGGGCGTACATCACCGGTTCGACCATTGCCGCTGCGACCGGTGCAACCACCGCTGTCCCTACCGGTATCCAGACGATTTACAACGGTTCGGCGTGGGTGTGCACAACTCAAGTAAGCGCCTACACGGCAACCTCAGGAACGACGACGAGCAGTTCCTATACCCCAACCCTGACGAGCGGAGGAACCAATCCTTCAGTGACGCTTTCTACGGGTACCACAGCATTGATGCTGGTTTCAGCTCTTGGAGCCGTAACCCCTGCACCGACGACAATCGCAGTCGGGGTGGCCGTTTCTGGTGCCACTACCCTGGCAGTTAGTGGGCAGTCAAACGCGATTTATGTCGGCATTACCGCCGGTTATCAAGGCACAATGACGTTCGCCAAAGTCATTACTGGCCTTACGGCTGGAACCAACACATTCACGCTTCAGTATGCAAGCGGCGCAGGTAACACCGCATCTTTTCTCGACCGGTCAATAACGGTTCAGGGCATCGCGTGAGTCCTGACGACGTGACAGAGCTGAAGCGCGATCTCGCGCAGCTTCGTGAGGCTGTCGCAGTCGTCGAACAGTTGCAGCGTGAGGCCAATGGGCGCATGGGCGCACTCGAAGGCCGGATGTTCGAAATCGAGTTGTGGCGGGCCCGTTTGCAGGGCGCAGCGGCCACCAGCAGGATCGTCTGGCTATTGGCAGGCGGAGCCCTTACGGGCATCATTCTGGAAATCTTTAAGAACGCTTAGGGGACACAGTGAGCATCAGCAACGGGCAGCAGACGCTTAGGACCGCCGGCCATTACCTCGGCGGCCACGAGGGCGCGCCTAACCGCTCCGGTGCCCCGGTCATCGACCAATGCCAAAAGTTCTACAAGGTCGGCCCCGGGGTTCCCTGGTGCGCCTGCTTCGTCGGCTACGTCATCGACCAGAGCGATGCCGACGCGAAATACAAGGCCGCGGCCAAGTCGATCTGCCACCCGTCAACGCAGGTGATGGCTGATCGAGCAAAGGCGAAGGGTTGGCTACTCCCGGGGACCGGGCAGGCGAAGCCCGGTGACTTGTTCATCATCCCGGGGCGTCACGTCGGGTTTGTGAATTCGGTGCCGGACGCCAAGACGTTCTGGACCATCGAGGGGAACCACCAGGACAGCGTTGCCGCTTGCCTTCGCGCATGGTCTGACGGCTGGCTCCGTATCAGTTTCCCGGGCGTCGGTGATCCCGGCGTTGCGGCCACGGTCGACGGCTACGGCTTCGACGACACCCGCGTAAAGCTCTACGGCGGCTGGTCGACGAAGGAAGCGCGGGATGGCGTGATGGAGCGGTTCGCCGAAACCAACCCCGACCTGTGGACACAGGCCGTGCGCGTTCAGCGCGATAGCCCGTTTGCTTTCCGTGCGGGCCCGAAGGGTACCTATCAGCACTGGCAGTTTGGCCCGTGGCTCCACAAGACGGGCAAGGAAATCCGCGATAAGCAGATGGCGGAATACGAGAAGGCCAACAAGATCACGGCGCGCCCGTGGAAGCAGACCTACAAGGAAGCGTGACCATGCCTGACGCACTCCCGCCCGGTACCACCGTGATCGAGCCGCCGCCGGCGTTGCCGACCGATTACGCGCCCGAGAAGGAAACCAAGAAGTGATCCCGAAGATAGGACCAAGTACGATCGCTGCCCTGGTGGGTATCTTCACCGTGCTTGCAGCGTTTGTCAGTACCTGGGTGGAAGGGAACCCATCACCCGCACTCGCCTCTATCGCAGCCGCCCTCACAGCAGCGTTGGGTGTTCTGCGTTCGTGGCAGTCAGTGTCAGCGGATAAAGGAACGGACACATCAGAGGACGCATCGCAGTCGCAGTAGCCCTCGCCGCAATGGCAGGCAGTACCGCAGTTGCAGCACCGAAGTACCCGAAGAACCCTACATGGCAGCAGGCAGTGGCCCGAGTGTCAGCCTATGACCTCGCCACCGCAGAGCGCATCAGCGCGTGTGAGTCGCCGGGCAGTGAGCGTGGTCGAGGTCGCGGGCGTTCGCCCTGGGCACGCAACTGGAGCAACGGCCCTAACTTCGTCGGGGCCTTTGGCATGTACCACCGAACGTGGGACTGGGCGGCTGAAGGAACCGGCTACCCACGCCCGCCGGCGGCTACGCCCGCCATGCAGCTCATCGTTGCCGTGAAGGGGGCTCACCTCTTCGGTTGGGCCGGATGGGGCTGTTTCTAGTAGCTTGATTTCACAACGGTCAGAAAGGGAACCATGACCAACGTCAACAAGTGCCCCCATTGCGGGCATCACGCGAACCTCCATTCTCGGGAGGGCGCAAGGCTGTCGGAGCCGGGGACGTGCCATAACGATCCGCCGGATACTCCCTGTTCGTGCCCTGGGTGGCTTCCGAAGCGTGGAGCGACAGGCGAAGTTGTCCCCATCAAGCGCGGGCGCATTGCGCGGCCGCCGCGACCGAAGGGGACGAAGCCATCACCAGGTACCGGATACGTGTCAGCAATGGAAGCCGAATGGCCGGAGGACGCCGCATGATCCAGCGCCTTGCCTTCGAAGTTTCGGTAGTCATCATCACTGCCGCGATTACTTACACCGTCACAAGTTGGCTGGCCGCGTGGCTCGCCGGCGGAATTCAGTAGGGGGACTGATGGACGAAATGACGATTGACGAACTGGACGACCTGCTTGACGAGGTCCGTGAGAAGGCAGACCGCGCATGGAAACTGGCAGCGGCTGAAGCCATCCGGCAACTGGTAGCCGCCGGCGATCCGTTCACGGCTGATGACGTGTGGGCCATGATCGAGCCGCTGGGTGTCAGCACTCACGAGCCGAACGCAATGGGCGCAGTGTTTAACGCTGCCGCCCGTGATGGCCTGATCACCAGTGACGGCATGTACCGCCCATCGTGCAGGCGCAAGGCCCACCGCCGCATGGTGCGAGTGTGGAGGGCCGCACGGTGACTGACGCAGAACGCGCCGACGCGCTGCTAGAGCTGCTGAAGGAATGGTGGAATCCGCCGGCAGACCTGATCGCCACGTTGCCAAAGGGCGGCATTAGCCTGAAATATTTGGGCCATTCGGACACATCGAGGGCGCTGACTGAGGCTGACCCGTTCTGGACGTGGGAGCCGATGGGCATCACTGATGACGGTCAGCCCGTACTCACGCTGAATGACCAGGGGCAACCTGTGGGCCTGTGGGCGTGGCTCACCGTCTGTGGTGTTCGCCGGCCGTGCTACGGCAGCGTCATGCCCGGGAAGGGTGACGCACT